TAGGAACGCTACCAATTGTACCTGTATCCGCAGATTCAGTTACTTTTATTTCTGGTTCTAACCATTCTATCCTTTGAAGGATTTTTGATACTGTTTCATAATCACCAGCACCACCATTAGCCATTATTATAGCTCTAGCTACAGCTTTATGAGAATTATCTTTACCAACTAATTTCATAAATGCTTCTTTATTGGGACTATCCATATACTGTTGCATTATTAGGTTATTAGGTAAGTCACTCTGATCTGTACCACCTGATTCACCAACATTGGTAAGTTGCTCAAGACCTTGTTCTCGTATAAAATCATCAAAAGTATTACCTGGAGTACCATTATAACCTAGTTCATCTGCTAATACTTGTAATTTCTTTTTGTGATTATATACTGGGGGTATACCACCGTCTGATTCAAACAGCTGTAAATTGTTTTTTAATATACCTTTTTTTCTAGCTGCTGCTAAACCAACAGTATTTCTTGCATGTCTGATTTCAGCTAGTTCTTGTAGAGATTCTATTAAATTTGTCCTGTGTTTTTGACTTTCATGCCTACCTACCCAACCTTCTGGACCGTCTACTGGGCTAGTAAAGTATGGGTTATCTTGCCCATCTACAGTTTTGTCTGCACCAGCTTTACCTGAAGCTCCTCTTCTGGCATTCTCTATAGCTGTAGCTGCATGTCTTTGGAATATAACATGATCTGGTTGAGGAGGTTTACCACTACCATTTTGTTCTATCTTTTCATTCTGAGAGTTTAGGAGTATATCATACATCACAGCATCAACTGCATCATTTTGAATTTTACTGAATGGTAATCCAGAAGCAGATGCGGCAGGGTAAAGAGCCATTTTTACTTTAGATCTTATATCTTCTACTCTTTCTCTATCAGCTTCTCCATCCATAAAAGAATCATCAGATACTAAAACACCAAGACCACTTAATGTTTTTATAGCTTCCTCTGTTATACCAGGGAAATCTTCTCTACTGAAAATTAATTTATTAGTATCAGATACTACTGATTGTACTTTCATTACCCATTCATAGTCAGATAATATTGTATGACCTTGAATTTTGTTTATGATGTTTGTTCTTATTAAATCCATTTGCCATCCTTCCATGGTATCCATATTCCAACCATGAGTCTCTTGCAAATATGCCCATATCTCTTTGGTATCAGTATATTTATCAAACCTACCACTTTGGATCATTATATCCCCTTCGCCTAATGTAGCCGCTGAGAATTTGTTTTGAGCTATCTCATCTTTCTTTTTCTTATGATCTCTAGCAAAGATGTAGAGTGCATTCTCTTTAAAGAACTCATGCTCACTTAATGCGATCCCTGTGTTTGGATTTATTGTTTCTTCAAGTATACTTTCAAATAAGTTAGCGGTTTCTATTGCGTCACTAGTATTTTCCTGTCCTATTATTGCAGTCTGTAATATATCTTTAAGATCTGCCATTGATTTTGAATGAGCAGTCTCCTGAGCAGATAGACCTTGTGCTGCTGATAGATCATTATTCTGAGCACGTAGTAATCCGTATAAGTTTTTTACTAAAGTTTTAGCCTCTGCTACTTTAGCATCAGCTGCCTTTTCAGAATCTACGTTACCAGGAATTACTGATAAATTATTAAGTGCTTTAAATGTAGCTTCTACCTTTTTATTAAGTCCTTCAATATTTGTAGTAGCAGTTTTAATAACATGACCTGTTACCTTCTCTTTTATAAAGGTATCACCCCAGTTATCAAAATTTTCATCAAATAATTCATTCTTTATAGACGCTTTAACTCCTGGAAGATCTGCACTATAGTCAGCATAGAACTCACTTTTTACAACCCTCCACATATCAGGAGTTATATCTTCATCAGCTAATGTAAAAGTTTGAGGAGGTTTTGGTTTACCAAACTCATCTGTACCAATATAATTAAATTCTCTACCAGACTCTATCGATTCATTTTTCCAGTTAATAAAAGCTACACCTGTATTTTCACCTTTAGCCTGTATACTTCTTTGTATAAAACCACTCTGAGCAATTGGACTCATTGAAGTCCATCTGTTTATTGTTTCTACAGGAACTTCCATCTCGTGCATTCTCTGCAGTATGGCGTTCTTATTATTCTCTGTATCAATAAGTAGTTTAGATACTTCTGTGTCTTTTAAAACCTCTTTAAAGTCATGACCATGTAAATCAAACTTATGCTTACCTTCAAGTATAGCTTCTTTATTATCTTGTATCTCTTCTTTATGCCATACACCAGCCATTGTTTGTAAGGCTTTTGGTAGTTGGGCTAGCTGTTGATTCTCATACTCTCGTATTTTATTATGAACAGACCAAGCCTGATCCAAACCACGAGTGCCTTGCTCCATCACATTTGCTTCACTTTTAATTGAAGCTTCACCGTGTTTACGTTTAGTTTTAATAGTTTCAAGCTGACGTTTAGTATCACTTGTAACAATTCTGTTTGTAAAACGGGTGGATACACCTGATGCACCACCGCCTTGATATTTAACACCCATGATTACTTACTTACTTTGGCTAATAATTGTGAGTTGGTAGAAGATAAGTTAGCTGTATGATAAGCTCCATATCCACTTGCTGCAGCACCGACCAAGCCAGCTGCAAGGCTAAGTCCACTTGGACCTTTAACTTTAATAGGTTTATATGGTAGGAATTCGGCTTGTTGTGCTTGTACTGCCCCAGGTACATTAGCAAATGCTTTCGCATTGTTACCATACTGTGACATTAATATACCAGATTGTTCTAATCCAAATGTCGTACTGGAATCCATTAGGGATTGTTGGAGCTGTGCTTGTTGCATACCAAGATCTCTAAGCGATTGCTCGGATTGTAGTAAGAACGATTGTCCTGACATACCAGTAGATAACACTTGACCTTGAGCTTGTATAGCATCAGCAACTGCTGCTTCTGCTTCAAAAGCTATTTTAGTATTTCTTTCTTTCTTTTGTTGGTTAGCAACAGTCATAGCTCTAGTAGTTTCTGCTTGGTTAAGCTGAACTTGTCTGTTGTAATTTGTAACAGCATCAGCTTGAGCTTTTAACTCAGCTGCATGTTGGTCCTTTTTAATTTTGTCGTTTCGTTCAGCTATCCTGAGTTGCTGTTGATACTTCTGTTGAGCTACAGCATTCTGATGAGCCGCCTGCGCTGAGGCTGCTTGGTGAGATGCAATAGCACCCATAGCTCCACTCGCAGCCGACGCAATACCTATAATTGTGGCTGGTTCGCACATGATTTAATAAAAGATACAAGGGGAACACCATTAATGACATAATATTGAATAAACTTAAATCCCATAAACTTTAATAGTTTAATATGGACAGTATTTCTCATGTCGGCATGGTTATATATAAAAGGATTATCTAAACTGTCTAGCCAACGTTTAGCTTCCCTTACAAATGTGTGTGGTTTTGTTTCTATAACTGGGGTGCATAGCATCCATATTACATTATCTGGTGTAACTCCTGCTACTCCGGCAGCCTTGCCGTGTGCATCGTGGAAATACACTGAATGACCATAAGCAGAATTATAATAAGACTGAAGGACTGCCACCGGAGCGTACAGTCCTAGAGTCTCTTCTACTTCTCTTCTGTCATCTTCTCGGAGATTTTCTCCTACCTCAAGTGCTAATTGAGGGGTGCATGGTTTAATAAATTTACCTTCGTGCATGTCTTCTAGTTTGAAAGCTACCGTCCCAGGAACCTGAAACTATGGTAGCGGTGAAAGGGTCAGGGATTTTTATAGTTAAATCATATTTACTATTCTTGTTATATATAGGAATGCTGACACTCTTATATAACTGTGAAGGTACTTTACTTAAAGTACTTAAACCAGCTACAAGTCCAGATTCTTCATGTACATAACTATCTCTTTGAGGAGATTCTAAATGAAACTCCATAGGTCCAGATACACCTAATTCAAAGTTAACACGATGTATCCTTAGATCAGCATCAACGTCATAAGCACCTCTATCTACAGCTAAGTAGTATGTAGGTAAACCTATTTCAGTTGTATACTTATATCCTATAGCAAATGGTGTGGCAACTAAATCACCAATAGTTTTACCTGTGATTGGTGTAGGTGTTTCACCCCATGCTGAATTAACAACAGTATTACCTTGAATAGTTTGGTTTAAATTATAAGTACCTACAGTATTTCCATCATTATCTACAAAAACTGTAGCACCATAAAGAGAAATTTTTTCAGCATTAGTTTGAGGACTATGTGCAGCATTATATCCTGGGTTAGGTATAGTTGGAACACCCTCAACTTCTGTTATAGTACCTACAACATCAGTAGTTGTTCCTGTTAAAGCTTTATCAATGGTAATAGTATCACCAACTTCATAAGCTATACCAGGCTGGGCTACACTAAGACTTATACATTTACCATTAGCATCAATAGCAGCATTAACTTCTAATGCACTACCAAATGAAACAGTTGCATGTGAACCTCCAGGAGTACTTAAAATACCCCCTCCAGTTGTACTTTTATGTGGTAAACACTCAATAACACCGTTTGTACCCCCTCCAGTACCGTCTCCAGTAACAGAAATAGTCTTTACACCACCTGATGTGAGGTCAGTTTTGTGCTTATAACGTAATTCTACCCCATTAAAGGTAGCTTTATGAGCATCTGCGCCTGTTCCTATAGAGTCTGGTTCCAGTATAACACCTGTAACAAGGTCTACAAGCTGCATTTCATTGGATGCAGTACTACCTACTACATCATATGGTAGTTCAACAGTACTATTTCCATTAAGATAAGTAACAGTTGTCTGTGATGTATCTACCATGTTGTCTAAACACGCTTCAAAGCGTCTAGAAACAGTAGTTGGTAAGCCTACTATACCTTGTCCTACAGAATAACTACGTGTATCTCCTGCAGATACGGTCATTTCATACCTCTGTAGTACCTTCTGAGTACCTTGTTTGGTTACAGTGTAGTAATCACCACCTGAATATAAGTGATGTATTAATTCACCTTCAATATCCCACGAATACCAAGAGGATTGTTCTCTCTTATCCCCTCCATCAAAGTATTTATATGTATATATGTTACTCGCACCGATAGTTCCATAAGTAATAAGACCATTAACAGGTGAACTAGCTACAGTATTTGTTGTATTTGGTATATATTCAGGTACTGTTCTAGTCTGTTCTATAACTTTAGGGGGTTGGTTATCAGCCTGTACTATCAATTCAAAGATTTTAGAGTAAGAAGCAAGGTTAGTACCAAACATAATAGACGTACCTGTATCAACAGGGTCTAAATTCTTACTACATTCATAACTTGAAAGCTTCTTTAACTGTGCAGTCTTAGGGCTAAACTCCTCAGATTCAGTAAATAACATGAATTGAGCAGCTTCACTGAATAAGATCACACCCTTCTGCATAGGTACAGCGTGACGTAAAATAGCTGGCTTAACATCTGATGCACCCATATCAATAGGGTCAGCATCACTAGCTGATATAGCTGAGTTTACAAAGAAATTGAAGTAATCAGCTGGTTGGCTAATAACAACTTGTTCTCCTGATACCACACCAAGCCTGTTTCTTGTGAAGAAAAACTGAGAAATTTTTTGTCCCACAAATGTAGGCATAGGGTTAGTGTTATCATCACCAACTAATCTATCTACCCAGTAATTATCACCTGTAGAATCAAAAAAGTTATCTCCTAATGTTTCAATTGTAGCTGTAACATCTGTAGTAGTACCTGCATCTGCAGCTGAAATAGTTATAGTATCTCCAGATTCAAACTGGTAACCACCTGCTGGCCAGTTACCTGCAACAGAACTAGGTGTTATAGCAGTACATACTCCACCAGATATAGTAAGGTCTACTCGTAAACCCCACCCATTACCTGTATTAACAGTAGCATTTTTATTACTTACAGTTCCATCTACACCACCACTAGTACCATTAGTATTAACAACTATAGTGTCAACCTTTGGCTGGTATACTAGAGGAGTCCATTGGAATGTACCATCTCGTTTGTTGATAAGAGCATGTGGCATTGTTGTGTATTTAAAACCAGCGTCTATATCTGGTCCAACAACCTCTTCCCAAATACCCTGACCAACACTACCAACTGTAGTACTAGCTGTTACAAACTGAACATAGTAATCATCAGCTTCAGAGTCTTCTGTATTAGATACCTGTACAATATAACCATCTTTACATGACCCTGGTAACTTGGATATATTCTGTGTAGTAGTTGTGAACGCATAGAGAGAATCTCCAGTCATACCACCACGAACAGCAATAGTATCAAAAGGTATGGTAGTTTCTATATATAAACCGTTACCTGTAGCTTCTGCAGTAAGTCCAAAGTCTTGTACTGTAGCAGCTCCATGTTGGTTACTATAACAAACTTCTAAAGCTCTCTTAAGGTTACCAATAGTACTATCGATACTGATTTCACCTTTCTTAATATTTAAAGGAGACTCATATATTGCAGCTTCTGCATCAGCATATGATTCATAACTAGACGCTGATCTGATAATTACTCGGTAGTTAACACCATTTACAGCAACGTCTTTATAAGAACCTTCTCTAATATTTTTTCCAGGATCTTGAAGGGTTACCGCACCCGTATATTGTGTGTCATAATCAGACGTACCACTATGTAAAAAGTGGGTAGCATTAACAGTAACAGTAAACTTAACATCTTCCCATGAAACATTTTTAACAGCTGTCCACGTAACAGTACCATCAGTTACAGTATCACCTGCAGTTGTTGGCCAAGTTGGCTCACCTGGTCCTGTTGTACCAGCTGTAGTACATTGAAATATAAGAGGTGTAGATACATCAGAACCAACGGGTCGTACATAAGATGCAGTAGATACACTACTTGTACGTCCAGGTTGTTCTATCTCTTTTGCTGTAGTTGCAGTCCAGACAGTATCAGCCTCATCTCCATAATCAGAACTATCTCCAAAAAATACAAACTTACCTACTAAGCCAGAATCAGGGCTTGCTGTACTAAATGTACTTGTTCCGTATTCTGTAGTACTAGTGTATCTACTATCTGTAGGTCTAATTGGTATATCAGATATCTCTAATGATTCAGCCCTGTACTTAGTAGTACCTGTAAGAGTAGGATTATCGAGAGATATAACATATTCTGTGTTATAAGCAATCTCGTTAAGAGTGACAAAAGCATAGTTATCTTTAAATTTAGCTGTCTTACGATCTTTTTCTACAGTCTTCTCTGGGTTAGCTATTAGTGTATAGTCTGTAATAGTAAGACTACCATAAGGTCTATCAGAATCTGAGCCTGTAGTGTTCCTTGTTAAGTAATCAAACTTAGCTACAGCTTTCCATGTAATGGTACCATCAACAACTGTACCACCAATAACAGTAGGCCATGTGGGTTCTGTAGAACCTGTTGTACCAGTATTGGTTGCTTCATAAATAAGTGTTCTATCTTCATCATCTGATGCTTTTACTACTGTACCATCAGGTGCTTGAGTAGTAGCTGTCCATACAATAGGGTAGCCAGAAGTAACAGTCATTTCTGTACCAGCTGGTATAGCACTAGCGCCATACACACCTGCTGGTATATCTTTTAATGCCCAGACTTTTAAGATTGGGCCAGTAGTGGTTGTGTTAGTCTTCTCAGAAATTTGGACCAAAAATTTTTCGTCATCATCTCTAAGGATTTCTATCCATTCTCCTGAATCAGCTGCACCATCTAGTATACCAACGAATTCACCTGGAGGCCTCTTTTGTAAACCAAAAGTAACATCAGGGTGAGCATTATGGCAGGTTCTAAGCTGACCTGGGAATTTAATAAAATCGGGTTGTTGAGACACCCCTCCTAAAAAGTTAGGGATTCGTTGGTTGATTGCTGCCATTATCTATTAAGTACTTTGAATGGAGTATAGCTGGTGTAAGGTTGTCTTAGTCTATTAGAAGTAAAGACATTATAATCAGCTTGTCTTGTATCATACTCAATAGCTGTAGAACGTGCAATTAGTTCATCATCCTGTAAGAGCTTTGTAGACTCTGGATCATTTACCATACGTGTTGCTGCTATACGAGCTGATCTAGCTGTTATATAATCCTTAAATGGTTGTGGGCAATCAGCGAAATCAAACATCCATACTACGTCACAATATAATTTATCTACACCTTCAAACTTATTAGTCTTCTCGTATCTATCATACAGGAATCCTGTTTTTCTTACTACATCATATCCATCATGATGTCTATATTTATTTACATCAACTTGTAGGATTGAATCATTTAATTGTATTTGATCATTTTGATCTGGGCAGAATTCAACTTCATACTCTGTATTAAATACCCATCCTTCAGACTGTACTTCACGGCTCACCTGGCGTAGAGTTGTCTGTGCTATAGCCACTTCAGGGCTTTTGGTAGATAGTGTATTAACAGGTGATTCTCCGACACTCATTAAAACTGAGTTAACAGCATCCAGTTCTGTGGACGAAGCATAGGAAGGAGTAGTTGATCCGCTAGTTACAGTCGTTGCCATAGTTATAAAAAAGGGGAGGTAAACACCCTCCCCAATAAATGTATACTTAGAATGCAGTAGGTGCAGTGTTAGTAGTATGTAGCTCAACGCAAGCTGCAGGGTTAAGATAATCTGTTCCCATTGCTAAACGTCCGAGTATAATATCACCTTGGTAAATCACTGAAACATCGCCACTCGTTACTTGTACTTGTGGTCCGATGGCTTCAACAACACCTGCAGCTTCTCTCTGGAAGATAAGTCCGCAAGATGTATCGAAATCTGTAGCGTCACCATAGTTGTTATTAATACCGTCAACGGAATCTTGTCCGTCTGCTATGTCCTCGCCAACGAATGAACCAGCATTATCAATTGTAGATGCAGTACCAAACTTACCTTGGAACGGAACGTTCATTGAACGGTAAATCTTAATACCAGCAATCTCAATAATGCCTTGACCGGACTGCAAGGATTGACCCTGTACGTCACGGTTAACAAGTCCATTGTCACCAGTCTGTTGTATTAACGCATAGTATTGCCTTGGTGAAAGCACGGCTACACGTCCCTCACCACTGAGTCCTTTTTCGTCTAGGATAGCAGCAGCATCATAGAATGCTGTCACTAACTTAGCAGCGTCAAGAGCATCAGCAGCAGCACCTGTACCAGAGCCTACCTGCAATGTTTGTCCACCTGGCTCAACCTTTCCGGTAGCCGAGATGGGGTGTGCTTTACGAGCACCACGAGAAATTGCACGGAAGATATTTCTATCATATCTCTCCGCTAGAGCATATCCAATCTTCTTAGATATCTCACCACGTAGCTCATAATGCGCAAGAGTTTCATCTAAATCATATACGAAAGCACTAGAGATAAGAAGGTCATCCATAACGATGGTCTTCTCAGCAACTGGTGGATTGTTCGTACCTAGTATAGGTGTACCAGGTGTATGATATGCCGCATCCATGCGACCTGTGTAGATGAACTGTAAACTCTTACCATTCTTGAGCGTACGCTTCATAACAAGATCCCTAGCAATTGTGTTGTGCTGGAATCCTTTGAATAATTCACCTGAGAATAGTTTCAGGTAAGTACCGTACTTGGTATCATACGCAGTATTCAGCGCTAAAGGCGTTGTACTGGTATTATTAGCTGTACCGAGTGCGGTAACTAGCGTATTAGCCATTATAAAGAATAGGGTTTATAGTTACCGTATCCTAATCGATTAGAAAAAATTTATTGTTGAAATATTTAGGGCTATTTCACACCACACGTGCGGCAATAAGGTGTCCCCGTAGGGGCTTAAAGCCAAATGAAAAGGGGGTCCGACTCTGAGGTGCCCCCATTTCTATTAACCTGTCAAAGCCTCTTCTAAGGACTTTGGTTCAGATGCTTTGTCTAACTCTTTAACCTGGGTTCGTAGAGTGGCCAGAGAATCATTGAGGCTTGATTTTCTGCGATTGTACGCAGCATCAAGCTCTTCGAGTTGGCTTTCGACTTCTTTGATTTCAGCGTTTTTTTGCTTGAGTTTGATTTTTTCAAGTTGCTCCTCCGAGACAACGTACACAGTGCGTGTAGGTGGTTGGAAATAGTAATCAAATAAAGAGTACATTAGTATTCATTAGTAAGTTGACAAGGACAATCTCCTTTACAGTTTTGGTGAGCAGTTAAGTGCATCACTTCTATAAGGGAGAAAAACCCCACAAGCAATATAAGAAATGCCCATGGGGATTCTATCCATTTCATTAGAACTTGAATTTAGCGCCTATTTTAGTGCCGTAAGCTGTGTCAGCTACTTCATCTGTAAGGAAAGAAACCTCACCGTAGATGTCAAGCTTCTCAGAAGCAGCGACTGAACCGCCAAGCTTACCTGAGAAATTTGTTTCACCGTCAGCATCATCAGCTCCAGTGAATGCTGGTCCACCTTGAACATAATATCCAAGCTGACCTACTTCACCTTCATAACCAATGTGAAGATCAGTTGTTCTACTTGTATAATTATTTCCTGTGTAAGATGCGTTTGACTCGGCGTTAACATAAACGCCTGCCATTGCAGGTGTAGCCAGGGCTGATGTTACAGCTAGTGCTGCAAGTGCAATAGTTTTCATAATAATTTAGATGTGTTTTGTGTAAGTTACACCACGATACCTTAGTTTTACAGTCATTGTAAATCTCCAGTACCACTGCCCCGTTCCATGCAAGTGGTTTCATGCGTTCTCAAAAGAGAATGAACGGACGGACGTGGTGTGTGGTCCTAGAAAATTCCAGGAATAATTTGTCCAGTAAAGATATATGAACCAAGGGCTGCAACGAAACCAAGCATAGCTAGTTGTCCATTGACACGCTCTGCGTTGTCAAAGTAGTTGGAGTCCATCACTTCTACTTGTGGCTCATTGGCAAAACGGTTAAGTCTACCGCCTTGTTCGGTTGTTGTAGTCATTAAAGGTTAAGATAAGTTTACATGGGCGGGTACGATAATTTCGGGCCACCCACTTACACTAGCCGATGCCTTTAAAAGGCTGACCGAATTTTCCTTTAAGGGTTTTACCAGTTGCTATTTCTCCAGGTAGTTTAGGATTTTTAGTGGGTTTACCACTTCCTTTATACCCTCCACCACTGGTTTCTTTTGGTAGGGCTGGGCCTGACATTGTTATCCGTAGTCTGTTATTTTTTCAGCCGCTAAGTCTAGCGGGAAATTATGAGCGTTGCGTTCGTGCATTACTTCCATACCCAGATTAGCACGGTTAAGTACATCTGCCCAGGTTGGTACCACCTTACCGTTACTATCTACGACTGACTGATTGAAGTTAAAGCCGTTAAGATTGAACGCCATAGTGGAAACTCCCATACTGGTGAGCCATATGCAAGTGACTGGCCAAGCTGCAAGGAAGAAATGTAGAGCACGAGAATTATTAAAGCTCGCATATTGGAAGATCAACCTACCGAAGTAACCGTGGGCTGCAACGATGTTGTATGTCTCTTCCTCTTGCCCAAATTTATATCCATAGTTTTGTGACTCATTATCTGTTGTCTCTCTAATGAGTGAGCTGGTGACCAATGACCCGTGCATAGCACTGAACAAAGCTCCACCAAATACTCCCGCAACACCCAACATATGGAAAGGGTGCATAAGGATATTATGTTCCGCCTGAAAGACAAACATAAAGTTGAACGTCCCTGAGATCCCCAACGGCATACCGTCAGAGAAACTTCCTTGTCCGAAAGGATATACCAGGAAGACTGCAAACGCCGCCGAGACTGGAGCGGAGTAAGCGATTGGAATCCACGGACGAGCACCTAGTCTATAACTAAGTTCCCATTGTCGTCCCATGTATGCTGCTGCACCGATGAGAAAGTGGAATACAATAAGTTGATATGGTCCTCCGTTATACAACCACTCGTCGATGGTTGCAGCTTCCCAGATTGGGTAGAAGTGAAGACCGATTGCATTGCTTGATGGGACGATAGCCCCTGAGATGATGTTGTTTCCATAAAGTAAAGAGCCTGCGACTGGTTCACGAATGCCGTCAATATCGACTGGCGGTGCAGCGATGAATGCTATGATAAAGCATGTCGTTGCAGTTAAAAGTGCGGGTATCATAAGAACACCGAACCAACCTACATAGAGGCGGTTGTTAGTGCTTGTAACCCAGTCACCGAATCTTTCCCAGTCACTCTTTATTAGTGTGGCTGTGGTCATTTAGACTTTTTCTTTTTGGTTTTTGTTTTTCCGTTGGTACCACCAAAGTATCCTTCAAGACCTTTAGTAGTTGCAACAGTGTACCCCGCCGTATTGAATGCACTTGGCACAGACTTCCCAGATGATGATACAACTGAGGGCGGAGCTGCAAGCCTCTTGCCATTAGTGTTTAATTTAACACCAAACGTTTTTCCTTTGTTACTTGCCATAACGATTTATAACTTGGGTAGGAGTCATACCATATTTATCTACAAACTCTGTCTTAGTCATACCCATCTCACCACCGCTGGCTTGGTGTATCCTAGCATTTTTCAGAGCTGTGTTTACATTAATTCTTTTAACGTTCTTACCGAACTCTGCTGTGTTCTTAGCAAATTCTTTGTAAGCATTCTTTTTTTCAGCCATAGTTTTCTGCCTTGAATGGTTTTCCGTATAAACCTTTAAGAGTTTTCGAAGCTTTTAAAGGTGGTAGCCCGTCAGGGTTAGGTAACGGTCCTTGCCCTGGGGTAGGGTATGGCCATTTATGAGCTGGCCAAACTGGGGCGCTAGCCATCAGATTCAACCTTTTTCTTAGTAGTTTTAGTAGCTGGCTTAAGTGCTTCAGCTGGTGTCACTCCGTAGCGACGAAAGAATTGTTCTTCAGATAACCCTTCTTTACCATTGCTATCAATAATAACTTTGGCTTCGTTGGTTCTGTTGTTTTCTAAATGTGTTGCCATTATCCGTATAAATGTATGTTGTAAGGTTTCCTTTGGGGAGGGTATTGAAACCCTCTCCGTCTAGCTTCAATGTAGATTTTTAGTAGTAGCTCTGAACTCATTAGATCTTCATGTTAGATCGTTCTACTTTCTGCATAACATCATTACGATATGCAGGGTCAGTTTCATAACGAGGGTCACTCATATCACGTACAACTTCTGCCATACTTCTATAAGCATTACCTCTGTTAGGTGCTTTACCAGTAACAACTTTACCTTCTACACCTACGTTATCTTCGTACTGTGCTTTCAATGCTTTGACTGCAAATTTAACTGCATTCTTATTACCCGTGTTGATCACGTCATCGAATGCTTTGATATCTTCAGCAGGTAAATTATCAGAAGCCCATGATGTTATAGCATCATACTGAGCATCACCACCTGCTATTTGTTTTACTTCACTGACATCAGATTCAGACAAAGCTTCACCCTGGTACCCACCGTCATAGCCACTCTCTCTAGCTCTACCTGATAGGTAGGAGTTGACTGAAGCTTGAGAGAAACCTGCATCTAAAAGACTCTGGTTCATCTCAGGTGTAATTGTACCATTGTTACTATGGAAGTGGTTGCTTATTTCCCATGGGTCTAAGTCAGCATCTTTAAATACTTTACCTACTTGACTACCATAAGTTTCATCAACCTTATCCCATACTATCTCACCGTCCTCACTATACTTATCTTCATAACCTTCTGGTACATACTCAACATCATCATCTTTCTCCTTGGAACCCATCTTAGCCTGGAGTTCCATGTAAGCTTTCTCTAAAGCTTCTGCATCCTTATATTTACCAGCCAATAAATTGGACTGCTCTTCCGCTAGCTTCTCACCTTGCTCCAGTGAATCAGAGTCTCTTGCTTCTGCTTCAGCTAAAGCTTGTGGATCATCAGACGGATCATAAGTAATTGTGTTTGCCATAATTAACTAGGTGCGTTTAATTCTACGGGTGGCGGTGTAGCTTCTGTCTGCACTGGTTGTGGAGACATAGCTTCCGCAGGATCTTGGCCTTGTTGGCCAGCCATCATAGCTTGTACAGCTTGTAGTGCTTGTGGATTCTTCTCTGGATCCATCATCGGAGCACTTGCAAGTTGTCCAGCTTGACTCATTATAGATGCTTGCTGCATCTGCTGCATCTGTGCTTGCTTCTCTTGTTCCATAGTCTCTGAAGACTTAACAAGATTTAGTATATCAATACCTTGAGCTGCTGCTAATCTCTTGATCGCTTCAGAAGGATCTAAGAATTGAGCCATAGCTTCTGGTCCCATTGTCTGTGAGATAGTAGTGATGAACTCTATCAATGCTTGTCTATCCTGACCTCTACCAAGAGCATTAATACCAGCTACAATAGTAGGATTAACATACCCTTTAGGTATGGATGGTATCTTTTTAGCAATAGTAAGATCGTGCATCTTACGTGTTAGGTATGGTATTAGAAACTCAGTAGTTAGTAATGAGAATAAACCACCTAGCTGTTGTTCTAATTCCATTTGTGTCATCCGTACTTCCTCTGCAGTAGTACGTTCTGACTGTCTTACATTAAGTACAAGGAAAGCTTCTGCTAATCTCTTCTCAATAACACCTGCTAAATCAAATGCTGTTTTAAAGTCTGCCTGTTTGCCTACTTGTACAACACCAATGTCATCAGGTCTTCCTTGTATGATAGCACCATTACCTGCGTTTGCAAGTGATGCTGGTTTAGTAGTGGAGCTAGGTGAGACTGTGAAAACTACTTTTGCTGCAGCTGCTGAACCCTCAACGAGGGCTTGCATTAAACCTTCAAGAGATTTAAGATCACCAAGAAACTCTTCCACTCTACTACGCCCATAGTCCTCACCATCTACTGTAACAAAACGTAGTGGTAACCAAGGGCTTCTATCTTTAGGAGCTTTACCCATACTGTCAGGTATGATTTTATCATCAGCTTCCTGATGCCATACCCATCCTTTACTAGTCCGTTTCACACAGGTAAAAACATCTACATCCTTGTCATGTCCTCCTGCTGTCTGTGAATCGTTGACATCATTTACCAATGGGGGAACTACTTTAAATTCCTCTCCTAAGATTTTACGACTTACTCTTTCTCGTGTAACAATCTCTGTTACATTACCGTTACCATCTCTTTCTACTACATACCTATTTAAAGGATACATTTTCATACCCTTCTTACTCATAAAGAGTAAAGCATTACCTGTAACAACTAAGTGTTTGATAGCTGAGAAGATTTGGACTCTATCAGTAGAAGCTGCAATGCTTTCCATGACTTGTCTTTCTATCTTAGCAAAGCTTAGATCTAATTGACTTTTGTTTTCAGGTGGTAACTCTTCTCCAAGTTTAGAGTCATCTAATTGAAGCTTGAAGAAACTTGTAGATGGTGGGAGTAACCCTAGCATAAGTTTAGAAGCTAGAGTTACTACACCTTTTGCACCGACTGATTGCCAAGGAGTTACAAACCGAGTGTGATCAGTTGTAACTTCCTCGTGCATAAGCAACGTAGGTATCGTTAGCTTAGTACATTCAAGTGCAATGTCTAGAAATGTTGAACGGCCACCAGTTAATTTACTGTATCGTTGCCGTGCTGTTTCCATTTATTTTTTATTGCCAGATGATTTGTTTATGTTGAGTGATGAACCGCTGCCTGACCCACTCCCTGTGTTTGTTCCGCTACTCGCCGACTTCTCGGTACCAGTCCCTAGATTAGGACCAGCTGCTCCCGCTGCTTCGGAGCCGAGGGTGCCCGTGCCTTGTCTTCTCTTCTGCTTCTTAGCAGCTTTCCTGGCCTTACTCTTTTGAATACGACCTGAACCTGATCCCTGATCTGAAACATCTAATGCTGCAGTTGGGTTTTGTGGTTCTTGGACTGGTTGATCGACAGGTTTTGGCGGGGCTGGTGGGGGTGGTGGGGGTGGCGGTATGTCTGGGGGGCCTCCTCCGCACATAATTTATTCCTCTTTTAGGTATTTGTCTTTTAGGTATCGTACGACACTAACCTGACCACATCTATAAGAAAATTCTTTCTCTGATATCTGATAGTCAGGCATATTGTCTGGAAACAATTCGTCAAGCTCTTCGATTACTCTATCTAGCTCAAGCGTATTGGGGAAGATTGGGGTTTGCATGTTCAAAGAACGCTGGCATACGTGCTCGCTGTGTCTCAAGTAAACCTTCAGCTCTACCTGAATACATTAACGAATCGCTTTGATCCAGCCAAAAATTTTTGTTCAAATATTTCGAAGGGTGGTCTGTCAATGGGGCCATAACCCAGTTGATAGTTGCCTTCCGAAGTTTGTCCAAGCTAGGGGATACTGTCAACCCTAACTCCTTGCATACCAAGGAATTAGCAGCGACATGTACCTGTTCGTCCCTTGAGATATCTGCACTTACCGTGCGCATTCCAGCGTCACCGTTAAAGCGGAAGAAAGGTAAGAGTACGAAGAAAATAGAACGTTCAGCGACCATGGCCTTGAGAACTGTGTGATCTGGATGCGATATCCAGGCTTCTCTAATTCTCTTAGCTTCGGATTCAGCCTTTGCATCAACGCCGTGAGCCTTGGCGATATAACCGAGAGCGAGATCGTGTCTCTCTTCGTCCCTGATATTGGACATAAGTAACTCCCTCGCTGTCTCTGGAATTTCATTGGTACAAGCTTCTTTAATAAAATCGCCGACTGGGACTTCCATATGGCGCATAGCGAGGGCACGGAAGAGAGTTTCTTCCGCACCTTCTTGGAGTTTACCTGCAGTGGTCTGTACTGGTGACCACTTACGTTTTCGATTTAATAGTTTTGTATATGGTGTTGTCATTATTCTGCACAATCGCATGTAGGAGTTAATATCTCCTCCAAATAATTGTTTACCTCATCTGTATCTAGTGCTGCATACGCATTCGATTTATCCTGAGTATTCCCCATTACTTGAAGGCTGTAATATAGGGAGGTCTGCGGCGAAGCCAACCACTCCTCGACGAATGTTTCATCGTATTCTATAACATCACTCCATGAGTTAAAGCTATAGCCGTGAAGAAGTCCCGTGTTATCTAAAAGTTTCATGATGCCATCAGCGACACTCTTGTAAGCATCCCATCCGACTTCACTAGCGATTTCTACATCGCCATATTTATATGTCTTCACTCCAAAAGTGCCGCTGTCACGATCAACAGTGCGAGCTATTGGAGGTGCTATTTCTGGGGTACATGTGTACCCTTCTAAATCCTCACTCTTATAGGAGCATGAGGCAGTAGGAGCTATAGCAAAAGCTCTTACCATATTATGTTGGCGAGCTATGTTAGCTGCTTTCTCTATACCCTTAGCTAATTCAGCTACAATGATACCAGCAACATATCCCGTAGGCATGGGGTATCCATTGTTATATTTATCTAGGGCTTCTCCGAATTGTCGGTAAGTAACCTGGTACCGCCGGAGGAGGTTGGCCAAACCGAGCATTCCGAGTCCGACTTGCCTGTCTGTAGACGATGGAAGGTATTCTCCAGATTCTCCAACGCCTGTTCTCCCATGAAGGCTGCACAACTCGGACATACCTTTAGTGAAAGCCTCTTGTATGTCGCCGATTGTACAGGCACCGAGATTGCAGTGCTGTAACAGGCAAGTGCCTCGTGAGGGCAGGTAAACCTCAAGACAGACGTTACCTCGGATCCTGTTGCCATTGTTGTCATATTTGATTTTGTTGAGCCAGATATCTCCGGATTTGATTCCATAGATCAACGCCTCTCGTGTATTTTTATCAGTGTTTTTCCATTTTTCGTTGTCAATATTGACGCACCGTTTGACCCACGGTAACTCATGTCTTTGCGTAGTAATAAATTCGACAACGTCAGGATGATCGATATCCAAATGCAAAACGCAAGCCCCATTTTTATAATGGCCGCCCCGTCTAAGTGTTTCATTTAGTATTGAATATATTTTTCCAAAGGATACTGGACCACTAGCTGTTAAGCCTTTACCGTTTTCGGAACCACGTGGTCTAAGGTTGGATAGATGTACTGCGACACCTGCCCCAAATCTCAGGGCATGGCTACAGAATCTCCAGCTGGCTTCAATGCCCTCTGGACCTTCCATACTATCGTCAACGACGAACACAGTACAGCTCACAGGCAAGCGTCCTTCTGGATTATCTATCCAGTTTTGTACTCGACCTGTTCGAGCGATCAGTTCTGGTGACATTAGATTAAGTTTTCTAAGTTTGGTGGTGCATAGTTTGGTCCTTTAAGAACCTTACCGTCTTCACGGTAGATGGGTTTGCCGTCCTCTCCTAGCTTGGACATGTTACTTTTATGTACACGATCCAAAGCTTCGTCTAGATCCCAGTCCATGTTAGCAGCGTACTGATAACATACATACACTAGGTCAGCTAGTTCTTTTAAAACATTGACAGTTATTTCTTTATTATCTCTCCACATTTCTCCATCAGCTTCAATAAATTCTCGAAATTCTTCGACAATTAAATCCTTTTGCTTAGTCTGCGCAGCCCTCTTTGAGGAGTTCTTGATACAGTACTTCGTCCTGAATTCCTTTGCTTGTTGGCTCAGGAATGTTTGATGTATGTCGGGTGAGATCGTAACTGACATGTTCTAATTCGTTGGTGAGATAGTGGATAGCTTTGGTTAAATCTTGTATCTTACTATCTTTATAACCTGCTCTGCAGATATATTTGATAGCGTTACCAAGATGGTAGTTAAGTCTTTGATCTCTTATGAAATCCCAGACTTCTATGTTACCCCTGTTGTAGTACTGGGGTCCATAGGATTGGTTCGAGTCGGTCATGATCGTAATCTTTATGTTGTAAGATCTTTGCAAGCCTTGCATTTAATAAAGCATCATCGTCTGATAATCCTCTTTCATTGTAGGCTTTACAAACTGCTTCCCATGGTTTGGTGTTTTTATTTAGAAGATCTGATGCACGTTTGACTCCAATACCAGGGCAACCTGAGTATCCATCGGTAGGATCTCCTGCTAAACTCTGTATTAAATGCCAATGATCACCATCTTCTTGTGTGATTTCTTCTACGTCATCAGTCATGTTCCATAACGTGCCTGGTATCTGACGCATATCTTTGTCTGGACTTACTATAATGTTATCAACACTAGCGTACTTAGGGTTGGTAGCATCTATGCCTAGGGAATCATCTGCCTCTAAGTTGTCCCTAATAACAACGTTATAATTATTGCGGCAGTAATTGACCAAACGTTTATACCCCAGTGGCTTACGTCGGTTTCGGTGTCCCTTGTAATCCGGAAAAATTTCTTTCCTAAAATTTTGAGGGCTTGAGAAATAAAGGATAATTTCATCATCCATTAATGCGGTTTTAATTTTTTGTAGCTCACGTTCAAATACCTTCACACACTCACTAAAGTTAGACTGTGAAACGATTACATCATCCCCAAAGTCTATAGCCTCTTCGCAAGCTTGTGCTGATTTGTAAGCCACGTAATCTGTATCAATCAGTAGCATAATCTACTCCATAGTCTTGTAAACAACTGTTAACTAATTTACTCCGTCTATAACCGAGAAATGGTTTTAAAGAAGATAGGACAGTAATAACATCATCCTTTTTATTAGTTTCCCAGTGCCAAAAAGGCTTATGGTGAGGTTTCATACTCGGAGAGTGGTGTGGACCATTCAAATTACCTCGACCAACAGTTGCATGAAAGTCTTCTAAGACATCAAGATCTGTCATCTTAATTCGAATACACCATCTAGGTGTTTTACTAGAGCGTACTCTGTAAATAGTCCCTTCCCCTTCGAATAGCCCAGCAGCCCATTCAATGGACTTCGGACCAATTTGTTCCAATGTTTGCATCAGCGGCAATAGGTAAACGAATTTTATAGTATTCACCAGCTTTAAGTGCAGAGTCTTTACATATCTCAGCAACTTGAGGCGCTAGTGAT